ATGGCGAAACCTATCGCGCGGCAGCGCATGACAACCCCGAAGGGCGTAAGCGTGAGCGACGTGACCCACGATCTCCTCCCGGCGAAGGTCCGATGGGCCAGTGCTGGTGCAGCGCTCGCAATGGTGGTGCTGGTCTGCGTTTATGTACTGGTACCGCGGGAGGTGTCGACCGTCGCCCCGCAATGCGAGGGCGGCGACAGCTGCTCGGTTCTAGTGACCGCTCAGGCGGACCCGTTCGTAAGTATCGCTCTGCTTGCGCTCGTGGCTCTATTCGGGGTAATCGGAGTCACGGGCCTGCCCTTCTCCGTGATGCTTGGCAACGGTGCTGGGCTAAGCCCCGTGCCGGCACCCGCCAAGGCCGAGACCGTTCGTGCAGCGCCGGCCGATGCGGAGCCGGTGAAAGTCGAAGTTTCCCCTGGCGAAGATGGCGAGAAGGGTCTCGCAGCCGCCGAACGCCGGTCGCTTGACTTGTACAACGCCCTCCCGATTGACATCCAGCAGGCCTTGCTCGATTGGGTTGCGGAGGAGCAGGGCATAACCGACAAGACTGAAGTGCAGCTCACTCTGACCGAGGTGTCGCGTAAGGGTGGCGTCGGCAACCATCCCTACTACGTCAAGGGGAAGGCGGCAGACGGGTATAGCACGTATACCGTGAAGCTCTCTCGTGGCGGCCGAGGTAAGCGCGAGATCTCAGCCAATCACGCGCACTAGCCTGCCGGCGTCCGCGCGAGCAGCTTCGAGAGGACGAGAGAGACGGCTGGCCCGCGGTGAATCTCGTCGGCGTAGCTACGCTCCGTCGTCTTAGTTTCCTCGTGACCTAGCTGATCGCGAGCCGCTTCAATCCCGAGTTCGTCGCGTACGACGGTCGCCACGGTCTTGCGGAAGCTGCGCGGGGTGACGCCGGCCCACGGGGTGCCGGCGAGGGCAGTGCGCCAGGTCGTGCGGTAGTTGTTGGGATGCCGGAACGTTCCGACGCTCGAGGGGAACACGAACTGCGAGAACGACGAGACCCGTCGCCGCACGAGCATGTCGACCGTCTCGGCGGGTAGCTCGAGTTCGCGATAACCGGCGTCGCTCTTCGTCACCTCCTGCACGAACATCTTCCCGTCGCGATCCTGCGCGATCGTCCCGCGGACGATGACCCGCTGTGTGACGAGGTCGAGCGCATCCCATCGGAGTGCGAAGACTTCGCCCGTGCGCATGCCCGAGCCGACGAACATGTTCGCCGTGTCGGCGAGGTCGCTCGCGCGCGCCCGGCGTGGTCGACGATCGCTCTCGTTGCGAGGCTCGGACCCGGCGTCCCATTGCTCGAAGCGGTCGAGGATGCCCTGTACCGCCGAACGGTCGGGGGCGGCTGCTCGCGCCGTCCGTTTCGCGCGCTCGGGTGCGGGGACGTCGCTCATCGGGTTGGCGCGCACGGCCCCGTGCCGGGCGGCGAGGGTGAACATTCCGCTCAACACGACGTGCGTCGTCTTCGCGGTGCCCGGCCCGGACGACCGCGCGAGCGCGACGAGGAAGCGGTCAAGCCGTGGCACGCTGCACTCCTGCAGGCGCACGCTGCCGAGGCCCGGGCTGATGTGCTTCGTGATGGCGTTCTGATAGATGCGTACCGAGCCTTCGGCGAGGCGGGTGCGGGACTCGAGCCAACGCGTCGCGAGGTCAGAGACGGTCGTGTCTGCGGTGAGATCGTCGCTCGCAGGGGCCAGGCGCTGTTTCAGCGCCCGCACGAGATTGCGCTCGGCTTCGGCGGGGGTCTTCCCCTGGCGGTCCATTGACCGTGTGACGCCGTCGGAATCCCGGTAGTAGGCGCGTGCGGTCGGCTTGCCCTTCACGGTCATGCGACGGATGCGCCCCCACGTCTCGAGTTCGAGGGGTGGGCGGGCCATCAGCTGACGCCCTCGCGTCGCTCCCACATTCCGGCGCCCATGCGTGGTCGCATGTAGACGCTGTCGCCGAGACGCTCGAGCAGACCCTGAAACGCGATAACCGTGCTGCGCATCACGTCGAGGTCGACGGCAATCGCGCCGGGGTGGCCGGCGTGTACGGCTTCGAGGTGGCGGTAATCGTCGAGGTCGATCAGGCGGAGCGCGGCCCACTCCTCGGCGCGGCGTTCCTGTTTCGCGTGTACGGGGCCGAAGCGCGTATGGCAGTCTCCGAACGCCGCGTGCCCGAGCTCGTGCGCGAGCACCGATCGGTGATGGCGGGCCGACATTCCTCGGCGCAGGCGGATGCGGCGGGCGTCGTGGTCGTAGATCCCGTCGCGATCGGCGGGCATGCGCCCGTACTCGATCGCGACGCCGATCGCGTCGGCGAAGTCGAGCAGGCGGAGGTCAACTGGGGTCGTCATATGAGGGCTGTTCGTCCGTGGGTTCGGGGTCGGCGGCGCGGGCGGCGAGGTACAAGTCATCTTCGGCGGGGGTTCCGACATTGCGGGCGGGGAACGGCGTCACGTTGGCGGCTTCACTCGCGGCCCGCTGTGCGCGGCTCATCAGGTCTAGAGGGTCGATGTGGAGCGCGCTGGCGATCGAGTAGAGGTCGCGCACGTTCAGCGTCACTCGCTCGCCCGTGCGGGGGTTCCCGCCGTCGAGACGCATTGACATGTACTGCGAGTTCTCGCCGATCAACCGGCCGAGAGCGCGGGAGGAGAGATCCTGTCGGCCCATCTCGGCTTTGATCTCGGAAACGAGAGCGTCGGCGAGGCGCTGAGAGTAGTTGTCCACGGGATCTGAGTATGTCCGCTGCATGATTTTTAGTCAATGCGCATGACGAGCTTGACACCGCATGACAAGTCATTCATTCTCATCACATGACAAATCACGCAGCAGTCGGAACGGCCGCCGCGCAGCGCCTCGCGGGCGAGGTGCGGGCCGAGATGGCTCGACAGAAACGCACCGCGGGGGAGATGGCGCGGGTGCTCGATATCACCGCGCACACCGCCGGACGTCGCCTGAGCGGGGCCGTGGCATTCAGCATCAGCGACTTGATGTCCGTCGCGATGTGGCTCGGGATGGACCCGAAAGAGCTCCTGCGCCGGGCGGAGGAGCCCGCGCACGCGGCGGCATCGTGAGCAGCCTGCCCGACCGCGGCGGCCCGGTTCTGACGACCCGAGGGGCCGCGACGTACAGCGGCCTCGCCTACCAGACCTTCCGAAACCTACTCGCCGCGGAGCAAGGCCCGCGCAAATTCAAGCAGGGCCGCTTGAACGTCTTCTATCCCGTCGATCTCGACGCGTGGATTCGAGAGCGAATCACCGATCCGACGCAGGCCGCGGCGTCACAACCCACCTCACCCGAAGGGGCAGCACATGCCTGACCGCAACACCGAAACCGTTCCCACCGTCGAGCGCCCCGTCGCCCTCATCGTCGAGGCGTCATTCGACAGTGACACGTTCACGATCGACACGACCACGATCGACGGGCAGCGCGTCGTCGTCATGCAGCAGCGTGACGGCGTCCGCTACCTCACCCCGGCCGAGACCCTCGCACTCTCGCGGGCGCTGCTCTCCCGCCTCGCCTACGTTGGGTTTCCCGAAGGGGCGGTGAGCGAGTGAGCGCCCCGAAGGTGGAGACGCTGATCGTCGACCGCCCGGCCCCCGTTGCGCCGACGCATCGCGAGGTGCTCGCCCGATCGCAGCGACTCGCGGATTCCGCCGCACGGGCGCTGAACGATGAGGCGCTGCGCGTCGAGCGTGACCGTATGGCGCTCGCGACCGTGCACAGTGTCATCGCTGGCGACGGGTGGGAGCGTGCCTACGCGAACGCGTCGAAGAGTGCCGCGTGGCAGTTGGCCGGTGTGATCGCCAAGCAGGCCGCGAATCGGACGCACGGCTTCACTCAGAAGCTCGAGGCATGAGCGGCACGCGGCGCACGCTCGCCATTCCGGGGATGCCGGTCGTGAAGGCGCTCGAGTCCCGCCGGGTGCGCACCGAACGTGAGGAGCGGATCGCTCGCAACCGTGTGGCGGCGAAGCGCTTCGACCGCGTCGACCGGTACGCCGATCGTCACGACCGCGAGGCGGTGGCCTGATGGGGCAGACGCTGCGCACCCGTGACGCCGACCCGGTCACCTCGGCCGAGGCGGTCGCCGACACGGATCTAGCCCGCTCGCAGATGGAAGTGCTCGCCATTTTCGAGATCGCCCGCGAGGAGGGCGTGACGGCCCTCGCTGAGCACGAGGTCGTCGCCTGGGGTCGTCGCCTCGGATCGACCTACTCGGATCAGCGACTGCGGTCCTGCTGCCCCGAGCTCGAGCGGAAACGGTGGCTGACCCGCACGCCGACTTTCAAGCCTGGCCCGACCGGCACCCGCCGCGCCGAGGTTTGGGCGCTCGCCCGCTAACCCACCTCTCACCATCTCTCGGCGACACGGCCGATGTTCCGTGCTGCCCGAAACCAACCGCAGGAGGTCGATGTGAATCCCGACTACTTCCCGCCGCAGCTGGGTCTGCCGATCGCGGGCGTGCTCTGCGCCTGTCTCGCCGTCGCCTGGTGGCGCGACCGTCATAGCCGAGGGGGGCAGGCGTGAGCGCGCTCGAGGGGTTTGTGCCCGATCTCGACGAGGTGACGTATCACGCGCACCCGGCGCTGTCGTCGACCGGTGCCCGGCAGCTGCTGCAGGCGCCCGCTCGCTTCGCGCACTGGATGGAGAACAAGCCCCCGCACAAGAAGGCGTATGACGTCGGTTCGGCGGTGCACGCGAAGGTACTCGGCACGGGGTGGGACGTCGTCGAGATCCCGGATGAGTTGCTGTCGGGGCCGAACCGCGCGATCTCGAGCGTCGCCGCAAAAGACTGGGTCGCCGCGGCCCGCGAGTCGAACGCGATCCCGCTCAAAGCGCCCGAGATCGCCGAGGTGGACGCGATGGCGGAATCGGTGCTGGCGCACGCGATGGCCCGCGTCATGTTCGAGCAGCAGGGCGACGCCGAACTGTCGGTGTTCTCCCGAGACGACGAGACGGGTATCGAGCAGCGGTGCCGGTTCGACTACCTCGGCAGCGGGTCGGGCCGACGGTTCGCCGTCGACCTGAAGACGAAGCACGGTCTGGCAACGCCCGTGAAGTTCTCGAAGACCGTCGCCGAGCTCGGCTATCACGTCCAGGTCGGCCATTACCTCGACACGCTCGCGGCGGCGGGCGGTGGCGTCGATCAGTTCGTGTTCGTGGTCGTCGAGAAGGAACCGCCCTACCTGACGGCGACGTACGTGCTCGGCCGCGAGTACCTCGAGATGGGCTACGCCGGGGCGGCTGAGGCGCGCCGCCGCTTCGCCGCCGGCATCGAGTCGGGCGTGTGGCCCGGCTACCCGCAGGAACTGCAGATCGCGATCCCGCCGAACTGGGCGGTCTATGACCACAACGAAGGCCTGGGAGGGCTGACGGCATGACGACTATCGATGACATTCAGATCCCGACCGAGATCAGGGCGTCCCGCCTGCGCGGTGCCGAGCGGCCCCCGGCTAACGCCCCGGTCGACGACGTCTCGCAGACCCTCGCCGAGTACACGCGCCTCGCGCTGTCGACGGGCTCGCGCCTAGAGATCGACCCGGTGGAGTTCACTGCCGACGGCGAGGTGTGGGTAACGCTGTGGCTGCACGAGGAGCACCCCGCGGGCGCGCGCGCCACGGTTCGCCGCGACGGCATCCCGACGATCGTCGAACGGCCGTGGCGGGAAGCTCGACCCGGCGAGGAGGCGCTGACCGACACGGGCCGCCGCTGGATCGACATCTGGGATGAGAATCCGACCGAGCGGTTCGAGTCGTACGTGCTGCGCGCCGCGCTCGCCCGCGCCTTCGCCGACGTCATCGGCGACCGCCCCGAGCCGGGCAAGCCCCGCGCCCGTATCGCGGCGCCCGTGGCGGCTGAGCCCGCCGAGGGGGAGCCTGCCCCGCGCATCTCGCACGCCGCGGCGGCCGAGCTCGAGGCGGCGGTCGCCGCGCTCCCGTGGGAAGCGGCCGAGGTGCATCGCCGAGACCGTGGCATCGAGACCGCCGCGATGCCGGCACCCGTACCCCGCCCGCCCGCGCCGAACGTCCCGCGTCTGATCGCGCCCGAGACCCGAGGGGGTGCCCGATGACGCTCACCGGGTTCAAGGCTCAGAATCACCCGCAGCAGACGGGCGTGCGCGGTGCGCTCGACGAGGTCGACGACCGCGGCACCGACCCGGCCTACGTCGCCTCGCTCGAGGAGCGCTTCGGCGCCCCGTTCACGCTCGACGTCGCCGCCGCCGCGCACAACGCGAAGGCGCCCCGCTACTTCACCCGCGCCGACGACGGCCTCGCGCAGTCGTGGGAGGGGGAGCGGGTGTGGTGTAACCCGCCGTACTCGGACCTGCACGCGTGGGTGTCGAAGGCGTGGCAGTCGTGGCGGTTCACTGACGGGATCGCGATGCTGCTGCCCGCGAATCGGCCCGAGCAGAAGTGGTGGCAGGAGCTCGTCGAGCCCTACCGCGACCGCGAGGGCTCGCCGCTGCACACGGAGTTCCTGCCCGGGCGGATGCGCTTCAGTCGACCGGACGCCGTGATCGGCCCGAAGGGGGACCGTCCGCCGTTCGGGTGCGTGCTGCTGACATGGGACGCCTCGACGCCGGCCGAGGTCGCGCTGTTCGAGGTGCGATTTGGCACCTACACGCTCGCGATGGGCGGTGCCCGATGATCGGCGCGTTCATCCTGTGCCTGGTGTCGATCGTCGGCGCGGCCGGGCTCGTCGGCGCGGCGGCCGTGTATCGCGACGTCGCCGCGGCCGTGTTCTTCGGATGCGTGCTGGCGCTCGGTCTCGTCGTCATCGCCATGCTCTACGGTGCGGCGGTGCTCCCGTGACCGGCCCCGCGGAGTTCAAGCCCGAGATGGTGCAAGACATATGGGAGCGCGACGGCGGCCGGTGTGCCCTGTGCGGGCTCGGCCTGCACTGGGATCTCAGGGGTAAGCCTTTCGAGCGCGGGTGGTCGGTGCATCACCGCGAGGACCGCGGCATGGGCGGCGTGAAGCGCGCCCGCAAGGGCCGGGAGCAGCCCCGCGCGTACCTCGCCCTCGCGGCGAACGGTGTCCTGCTGTGCGGCACGGGCACGACCGGATGCCACGGCAAGGTCACCCGCGAAGAGCTGCCCGAGCGCCTCGGTTTCAGCGTGTCCCGGATTGGCATCCGCCGCCCGGTCGACGTGCCCCTCCTGCACGCCCTGCACGGGTGGGTGCTGCTCGACAACGAAGGCGGCTACGCGCCCGCCGACGAGCCCGACGAAGAGGAGATGGCGGCATGAATGCGGCGCTGTTCTACCTCGGCATGTCGACGGCATCCGTGCTTTCGGCGATCGAGGGCAACCGGCTGGCGATGTTCATCGCGGCGCTGTGGGCGTTCGAGGTGCTGCTCGCCGAGGGTCTCGGCCGGGTGCGGAGGGGGCGGCGTGCGTGAGCGTGATTTCGGAGGCTTTCGCCGTGTGGCGCGAGTGTCGGGAGGCGTTCGACGAGGTGCTGCATTCGGCGTACACCCGGGCGGAGGTCGCTACGAACGGCGCCCTGCTGAACGAACGCGGACGCCGGGCGCAGGTCGACGCGGTGTCGCTGTTCATGGGGCCGGCGGTGCGGGCGTACGCGTACGCGTCGCCCGAGCTCGTCGAGCACTGGGAGGAGCACCCGCGGGTGACGTATGCGGAGTTCGAGCGGCAGTGGGTAGCAGGGCAGGAGGAGGAGCGGTGGGTGTCGTGACGAAGGGCTGCAAGTTGGGATGCTGCTCGCCCGAGGTTGCGGGCCTGCCGAATGGTGGATGGTCCGAGGATGGGCTGCACCTCGACGGCCGTCGCCGGGAGCACCTGCGCCGCGAGTGGGCGGCGACGTCGGCACGCATCGACCGGATGCAGGCCGATTATCCGAAGTGCAAGCTGTGCGGGCAGTCGACGCTGCGTCTCGACGCGGCCGGGCTGTGCTCGAAGGTGACGGACGCGCATAAGGCCTACCGGGTGCGCCTCGGGATCCCCGCGGTGCCCGCGCCTGCTCCCGCGGCGCGCGGCCGAGGGGGTCGGAGGTGAGCACATTCACGCTGTGGGGCTTTCATCCGGCGTACGTCGGGAAGGCAGGAGCGCCCTATCTGCTGCGTCTGACAGTCGGATCGACTGCCACCTGCGAGGTTGAGGCGCGTTACAGGCGGGGTCTCGGAGGGTGGCGGCTCGGAGTGTACCGAACGGGGGATCAGCCCGCAGGGCTTGCTGCCATGCTCGCGAAGTATCTGGGGGAGCGGGCATGATGCCTCGGTTCGCGATGACGTACGTCATCTACTGGCCCGAGCGCGCCGTGCTGAAGGTCGGTCGCACATCGCAGTGGGACCGCATCGACGCGATGACGTCGACCGGTGGTCATGTGCTCGTGCTCGCTCGGGGGACGGATGCCACGTGGGAGCGGGAGGCGTTGCGTGAGCTTCGCCGCTGGTTCCCCGACGCGTTCGACTCTGAGCTCGATGCGTGGTCGCTGATGCCGTACGGCCGCGGCTGGACCGAATGTTTCAGCGTGCCCGAGCACTACGTGCAGTTGGCCGTCGATCTGTGTTTCAAGGGATTCGCGAGGGGTAATGAGCAAGGCGTCAATGAGGCAGCGGACGATCGCGACAGACGATCTGAGGTTCCCGGGGTACATGAGGGCGCCGCACGAGGCGAAGCCGACGGCTCAGGGGCTCTGGCTGCACACGGATCTGACGGGGCGTCGGGAGTTGGTGCCCGAGTTGATCGCGGCGGATATCTACCCGGGGCAGGCGGCGGTGCCGATGGTGATCGATCACCTGCTGATGCTCGAGGAGAGCGGGTTTCTCACGATCTATCAGGCGCGGGGGTCCGAGTGGATCAGTCTTCGTCGCACCCTGAAGGCGGATACCCGCACCGCGCCGCCGTCGGATTGCCCGCCGCCGCCCGGTCACGACTCATCGCGACATGTCGTGGCTTTGGAGGGGGAGAGCGCGAGGGAGCGGGCGGAAGCGCGAGTGCGTGCCGAGCAGGTCGAGCGGGACGGCGAGTGGGCCGCGTGGCGGGAGCGGGCCGAGAGGGCCGCGCCGCCGCGGCGACCGCTGTTGCTGGATGCCCCGCCGATCGGGTGCGTCGACCATCCCAACGGCCGCCGGGAGAACTGCGGACCCTGCGGTACCGCCCGCCGTCAGCACGACAGGTGGCTCGCTCAGCAGCGGTATACGGATCAACTCGTGAACTGGGAGACGCAGGCGGATGGGCCGGGGGATGAGCCGTGGTGAGTGATCTCGCCTTCGCCGTCTTCATAGATCGAGTGGCGGCAGCGTTCGCCGAGTCGGTCGTGTACCGGCGGCGGCTGCTGGCTGAGGCGCCCGGGTATGTGCCGAGATCCCCACGGGTCATATGCCCGCCGTGGCACAGACACGGGAAGACAAGCCACTGCTACAACGCGCACCGCTGCGGGTGCAGCGGATGCCGGGAGGCGTCGTCTGGGCGCACCCGGGCCGCGCGGGCCGCAGCGAGCACAAGACCGAAGAACGATATGAGGAGCACGAACACATGACCGGAGAGACCACGCTGACGATCGTCGGCAACCTGACCGCGGACCCGGAACTGCGGCACACGCAGAACGGGCTGCCGGTGGTGAACTTCACCGTCGCGAGCACGCCGCGCGCATTCGACCGGCAGGCGAACGAGTGGAAGGACGGGACGCCCCTGTTCCTCCGCTGCTCGGCCTGGCGGGAGTTCGCCGAGCACATCGCCGGATCGCTGACGAAGGGCGTCCGAGTCGTCGCAACGGGTCGTCTCGTGCAGCGCAGCTACCAGGATCGCGAGGGCAACAATCGTTCGTCGCTCGAGCTCGAGGTCGACGAGATCGGCCCGTCCCTGCGGTATGCGACGGCGCGGGTGACGCGCTCGGCATCCCGTGGGTCGTCGAGCGCACGGCCGTCGTCGGCACCGTATGACGCCCCGGTCGACGACTCGGGTGCCTGGGATGCCTCGGGCGGGGAGGTGCCGTTCTGATGGGCCGCACACGTGCAGAGCGTCGAGCCGGGCGGGCCATCCGCCGGCAGCGTCGCGTCGTCGAGCAGTACCGGGCACTCGCGAGGGCGGACGGCTACGAGCTCACGGACTGGCAGGTCCGCATGCTCGCCGCGCTGCAGAAGACAATCGATGGGGTGCAGCGGTGACGGGGTGCGTTCTGGGGTGTGCTCAGCAGGGCGTGCACTTCGCTGACTGCATGGTCTACGACGGCCGGGAGTACACGTTCCCGTGCGACGGGTGCGCGGCTGAGCCGACGGTCGGGGGCACGCTAGTGTGCTCGAAGTGTCGGGGCCGGTTCCGGTTCGTGCTGGGGCAGGCGGCGGATCTGATCGGCCGGATGCGGTCGCTCATCGATCCGACGTCGGCGATCGTGTATGAGGATCGAGCGCGTCGCACGGGGTCGGCGTCGCCCGAGGCGCCCGCGCCCGCGTCGGCGGATCTGATCGACGCGTCGGAGGCTCTGCAGAAGGGGCTGTGGCGGTGGTCGCCGTCGGGCGGGTGGCCGCGCTCGGATGCCGCCGAGGCGTTTGACGACGCCGAGGCCGCGGCGGCTGGCATCCTCGCTCATCTCGACGAGTGGCTGTCCGACGAAGACGACGTGATCTCGCTGCACCGCTTGCTGCTCGAGCGGCATCCGGCCGACGAGGACGGCGTTCGCGTCGCGTGGTCGGTGCAGGATGCGTTGGACAAGTGGGGTGCGGAGCGTCGGGAGCAGCCGGCCGAGGAGGCGGTCGCCCCGTCGCGGGCGCTTCGCCCTGAGCGGGTGTTCGACGAGTCGACGGCGTCGCCTATCGCGGAGCACGGCGACCGGCTGCTCGGCGGCGCGCAGGCCGCCGCCGTCGCCGGGTCGCTGCGCACGCTGCAGCGGTGGGCGAAGGCGGGGGAGATCGAGCCCGAGACGTCACCGTATGTCGCCGGGCGGAAGACGCCGCTCTACCGAGAGTCGGCGCTGCTCGCCACGAAGGAACGCATGGCGGCGGCGAAGAACGTCCGCGACGAGGGCGGCCGGTACGCCGAGGCGGACGCAGCGTGAGCGTCACCGAGTACGAGTGCGGGTGCGGCGAGACCTTCGCCGCGCCCGGCACCGTCCACGGGCAGCCCGCCGGACTCTGGCGGCTGCTCGAACATCAACAGATCGCGATGCACTCCCCGGCTGACATACTGCCGAGGTGGGATGGAAAGAGTTCGCCGCATCCGTGATCGGCAGTCTGGCGTGGCCCGTCGTTCTATTCATCGTCGTGCTCCTGCTACTCGGTCCTATCCGGCGACTAATCGGCCGCATTCGGACCTGGAAGGGGTTCGGAGTAGAGGCCGAGCTTGCCGAGGATCTGCAGGTGGCGCGCCGGCAGGCGAGAGAAGCGGTGGGCGAGGCGCTTACCGACTCGGCACGCGGGGATGGCGACGAAGCCCCGCCGGCAGCCGAGGGGCAAGGTGAGCCGAGCGCGCAAGAGAACACCGTGGAGGGCACGGAGCAGCGGGCGCGCACTGAAGGTGTATGGCCTCAATCTCTCAGAGAGCTCTACGACATAGACGGAGCCTCACCGGCTGACGCAGACAAGTGGAATGGGCACTTCGCGCCGCCGAAGTCCGGCAAATTTCCATCCGTTGCGCGCACTGTGGCAGCGCCGGAGGTTGGCATACGCGAATCGTTTGAGACGCTGGGTGGGCTCATCGGCGAGGTCTCAGCCCTGCAGCGGAAAGGGCGGGTTGGGCCGCCCGACATGCCGACGATTCTCGGGGAGCTATTTCGTGCGGGGCGGGTGCGTGGATCGTTTGTGCGAGGTGTGATGAAGCTGTGGAAGGTGAGGAACGACGTTCTTGTAGGGGAAGCGTCGCCTGGCCCTGACGAGGCGCTCGATTTCCGAAACAGTGCGATGCAACTATTCGTCGTGGCGCTGAAGTTGCGAGACGAATTGATCGAGGAGGGCTGAAACGCCCTCCGTGTGGCGCGGCGGCCTGTTAAGCTGAGCTTGCGCAAGAATTGACACGAAGGCCCGGACCGGTTGGCGGTTCGGGCCTTTGGTGTTCCTGCGCCTGAGTCTTCCCGACGCCGTGTGTATAGACCGGGTCGGGGGCTCGCCTCGAGTCGCCGCTGCTGCCACTACAAGTAGCCGGCCGCGGGCACGTCGTCGAGCATCGCGCTAGGAGCGGATGCCGCGTGCTCGTGATGCAAGGCCCATCCTTTCGCGGGTGTGCGGCCCGGGGCGTAGTTCTTCCCGGTGGGTGCCGGGTGCTGGTCTCCCTGTGAGGTGGGAGTGGTGAGAGGGGGCGGTCGCCTGCGTGTGGGGAAACCCCGCGGGCGGCCGTTCCCGCACGTCCGAAGGGGGTACGGCTGTGGCTACAGACGTCAAGAAGCATTCGACCATTGCGGCGGGCGAGGCGCCGAAGCGTGATGCGCTCGCGAAGGCGCTGCTGTCGATCAGTGACGTGGTGCCGACGGCGAACGCGACCGAGCAGGCGCAGATCGTCGATGCCCTGTCGGGTGGTGACTTCCCGGTGAGCGCGGCGCGCCCGCTGGCGACGACCCGCGGCGACGCTCGTCCGCTGCATCAGATCGAGGTGTCCCGCGGTGGCGTGTTCGTGCCGACGTCGGGTGTCCTGTCGTTCGCGACGAAGACCGCGGCCGACAACTGGGCGTCGGCGAATGGCTCGCTGCTGAGCCCGGGCGATCAGTGCGTGATCGGTGCGGGTCAGTACCAGTGGGACGGCACCGGATGGCGGCGCCCCGTCGAGGTCGAGCCGGGTGTGAGCCCGACGTCGTTCGTGTTCACGCAGGCCGGCACGAGCGTGGCGAGCGTGGACGGCAGCGGCAACGGAATGAACATCTCGTTCTATCGGCCGTTCCCGAACGCGCACCTGGCGACCGTCGTCACCGATGGTGACGCGAGCGGCGGCGGCACGGTCCGCGGTGTCGTCAACCCGTCGAAGGCCGGGTTCTCAGTTCTGTGGGGCGGGGCCGCCGGCCTGCGCCGCGCGAACTGGTTCGCGGTCGGCTACTGAGGGGAGGCCACGGATGCCACGCTACGCAAACGGCAAGGCGGCGTTGAGCGATCTCGTCTACCTCGGCCCTGACTTCTATTTGCCGGCGGGGACCGCGGCCCGGTGGGCTGAGCTCCGACGCCTCGGCGTCGAGAAGTACGGCGTACTGCTCGTCGTGACGCCCGGGTGGAACGGCTACCGCCCGCTGAGCATCCAGTATAAGTACCGCGAGGAGCTCGGTATCTGGGCCGCGGTGCCCGGCTATTCCTCGCACGGGCTGACCTACCAGGGCCGCGACTGCGCTGCGGTCGACGTCTACAACTGGCGATCGCTCGCCCCGTCGAACGAGTCGCTCGCATGGGCTCGGTTCGTCGCCCTGTGTCGCGCGGTCGGGTTCACCGTCGATTTCGTGAGCCCCCGCGAGGAGTGGCACATCGGCGACTTCGACCCGTTCAGCGTTCCCGCGTTCGCGTCGATCGTCATCAACCCCGAGACCACAGCCAAACCCGATCCTTTGGAGGACGAAGACATGGCAACCATCATCAGTTCTTCCATCGGTCAGTCCCTCGCCATCGCGGGCCTGGTCGTGCCCTACGGCCACCCCGACGAGGTGCGCGGCACGAAGTCGACCGCCGGCCTGCCGGTGTCGATCGTCGAGGTGCCCGCTGCGGTGCACACGCGCATCCTGGATGCCGACGCGCGCCGCCGCGCCGCCGACCCCGCCGAGGTGCTCCCCATCGTGGTCTATGCGAAGGGCGGCGACGGCACGGTCTACATCTTCGATGACGGCGAGGTTCGTTACCTCACCGATCCCGACGTGCTGAACGATCTCATCGCGCGCGGTGCCATGTCGGTGACGTGGCCGCAGCACGAGATCGACAGTCTCCGCAAGCAGCAGGGCGAGTAACCGCTGATGGTCGACATTCTGGCCGCCCTCGGGCTCGAGGAGATCGCGGCCGGGGTGTCGATCATCGTCGGCGCGATCGTCGCGGTGTGGCTGTTCGCGAAACGCGTGTGGCCGGTCGTGAAGACGATCCCGGCCGGTGTGGTCGCGTTCGCCCGCGGGGTGATCACGGCCGCGCAGGTGCTGGACAGCGTCAAGGGGCTGCCGGCGTTCATCGAACGCACGGACAAGGCGATGGCGCAGGTGCATCACGAGTTGCACCCGAATCACGGCACGTCGATGAATGACGCGCTGAGACGGACCGAGGCGGCCGTCGAGACGCTGGCGGCGACGTCGCAGCGGCTCGAGGAGGGCGTCGCCGGTCTGCACGTGAAGTACGAGGAGCTCGCGGCGGTCGATGACCGTCTGTGGTCAACGCTCGAGCCCGACTGTGACGACGACGACGAAGAGGAGACGAAACGATGAAGGCTTTCCTGACCCGCGTTGCGGGCTGGTTCACGGACGCTCGGCGGCAGGCGCTGCAGGCGCTGGTCGCGTCGGCGACGTCGCTGCTCGTGATCCTCGGTGCGGTGACCGACGTGCAGTCGTCGGCGTTGCTCGACCTGTCGGCGTCGGGCCTGCTCGCGCTGCAGGGCGCGCTGGGCCTGTTCCTGCTGCGACCGGGCGACCGGTTCACGTGGCTGAACACGACCGGCCGCGGCGTGATCTATTCGCTCGGCGGTGCGATCGGTGTCGTCGGGTTCACGTTCTCGCTGTGGTCCGAGTCGACGTCGTCTCTGATCCTGCAGGTGGCGACGGTGCTCGCGTCGATCCTGGTCGGTGCGCTGCAGATGGTGAACGCCGCCACGCTGAGCGCGCCGCCCGTCGGCGACCTCTCGGCCGAGTCAGCGGATGCCGCAAGCCCGGTGGAGGCGAGCCCGACAGCGATCGCCAATGAGCGGCCCGGGCTGCGAGTTGCCGTGTTCTGGCCCTCCTTGCCAAACGTCGACCGACACAAGGTGCTGACGGGTGCGTATGCCGCATTCCCGGCCGCCGAGACGGTCTACGTGCTGACGTCGGCCGTCGAGTTCCGGGGGCTGCCGCTCGACGTGGTGCTCGTGACGGTGCCGCTGACGCGGGCGCTCGTCGAGGTGTTCGAGCCGAACGTCGCGGCGTCGTCGTTCGACGGGCAGCGCGTGCAGCATCTCGAGGTTGCCTGATGGCTGAGCTCGACCCGGTCCGCGAGTTCGCGCTGTCGAAGGCGCTCGAGGTCCGCAACCTCGGCGACACTCCCGAGTCGATCGTGACGACGGCGGGCGTCTTCGAGACCTACCTGACGTCAGGCACGTCGTCATGACCAGCTCGTTCGACGACGTCGTGTCGTTCGCGATCGTCCCTGACCCGCCTCGCATGATGCCGCCCGTCGAGGCGCTCGTCGTGCAGCAGGCGGACCCGCCCGAGGTGGCGGTGTCGTCGGTGGAGCGTGCTCAGCGCGCGTCCACCGTGTTGCGCGGTCCCGCGCACTACTGAGAGGGGGCGCCGTGTCCGCGCAACTGTTCGAGTCGTCGCCTGTCGAGCCGCTCGTCGTCGGGGTGCACCTGTACCCGGGGGATACGTGGTTCCGTGAGGTGCACGTTCGCTCGATGACGACGCAGGCACCGGTCGACCTGTCGGCGTGGGTGTTCGAGGCGCGTCTGGGCGAGCACGTGGGCGTGGTGGATGCGTCGCGCGCGGCCGAGGGTCGTCTGACGATGACGTTCGCGCCCGAGCAGACCGCCGACGCTGCGTGGGGCGATGAGGTGACGCTGTCGGGCACGCTCGCGGGCGGTCGCCGCACGTTCCTGCACGGGTCAGTCGGCGCGGCCGTCGGCTCGTCGATCCCCGTCGGCCCGTCTCAGAAAACCCGTGTGGTGCAGTCGGACGTCGATATCTCGGTGTACGCGGCTCCGCGCGGCGACAAAGGCGCGGACGGGCCTCGTGGCGTGCAGGGTGCCACGGGGACGCAGGGTCCGCAGGGCGTCGGTGTCGCCGGCCCTCAGGGTCCAGTCGGACCGCAGGGGGTACCTGGCGCTCAGGGCGCTACCGGGCCGCAGGGCTCGAACGGTGACGTTACGGCGGTTGCGCGGGGGTCGTGGTCGGGGACGGTCACGCTCGCCGACGTTGCTCCCATCACGCACGTTCGCACCCTCGCCGGGAATGTCACGCTGAAGCTGGCAACCCCGTCTTTCGGTATCGCATTCACCGTGACGCTCGTGCTCAGGCAGGACGCCACGGGTGGGCGCACGCTGATCGTTCAGGGCGCAGGCGCGCCGTATGGCATGCCCGTGACGCTGTCAGCCGCGGCGAATGCGCTCGATCTGGTGCACCTCCTGTGGACCGGTGATCAGTGGGTGGCAATCCCGGGTGCTGCGTCGATTGCGGTCCCGTCGGGATGGAACGTGGCGTGAGGGCCGCGGTAGCCGCGCGATCACAGCTGATGCGTGATCCGGTAGGCATGTCGCAGACGGGCCGCGCCGTGCGGTCGACGGATGCCTCGGTTCCGGCGGGGTGCCCGTTCGTGTGGTGTGCGGCGTTGACGCCGTTTGACTTCGGCGAGGGTGTAACCCGGGAGACGAATCGCCCGGTCCCGGTAGGGATACGACTCACGGTCGAGATCGAGGGGTGGGCGGTCGCTTCGCCCTCCACGTCTGGGGCGCTGAACATCTCGGGGTTTCGATACGGGGGCGTGTACAACAACACTGCGCCAAACGGATTCACGGGGTCGAGCCCCGCCGTCTCGCTCGCAGCTGACGACTATCGCCAGTGGGCGCCGTTCCGTCGGCTGACGTCGTTCATGCTCCCGATTGGGGCAGACCCGCGAACGTCAATCAATTGGAGCGGAAACGGCTGGTTCGTGGCGGGGGTGCTCGTGCACGTGTCGTAGGGACTCAAATCATCCCGAGCTGCTGTTAGTCGGCGACGCGGGCCACTAGAACATTGCCGAGGAGTCGTCCAGGAGAAGCCGTAGTCTGTGCCCCATGTTCTTCGTTGACCTCCTCTATGGCCCCCCGAGGGACCAGTTCAGCATCCGGCCGACGATCGTCGACATGGATACGGTGCGGGAGTTGGTGGCGCGCGCGAAGACGCTGATCGACGCCGAGCACTTGCCGGATCACGGCCCGGCGACCGTGTCCTACATTAAGCGCTCCATGAACATCATCGGGCGCGGGGAGACGGTGCAGGCGGAGGACCTCGACGCGCTGTCCGCATATGATCGCAACACGTTGCACATCACCGTCGAGCGTGCCGCTGTGACCGCCGTTATGTCCTTCAGTAACGGTCTCGGCCACGCAATATCCGCCAGTAAAGAGGGGATCGGTGACTGGTACGAGCTCAGGAGAGAACTCGAGGACATCATCCTGACTAACGGTCAACCGGTATGGCGTCCGCTTCGTTTCGCGCCCTTGCTGCCCGTCGTGGGGGCCGTACTGTTCGTGGCCATATGGGGGTGGCTGCTGCTGGTCACCCCTCTTCCTCTCCCTGGGATGTTGCTGGGGTGGATAGCGAGTGGTGTCGTCGTGACCATGTTGGGGCGGTGGAGCTACAGGCTCGCTCAGAGGGAGAGAATCCGGCAGTCGCGGCATCGCATTCGGATGGAGACCCGCGCGGAGACCCACGCTCGGCGGATCGACGCGAAGGCAAACCTAAAGGTTGGAGTGACGACGGCAGCGCTCGCGCTGCCAATCGGCTTTGCATTGGCCGTGCTGACAAACGCGTTCGGGTTGAAAGGCTGATTTACAGACGTCCGCGCTGGCGGTAGTCCGCGACGCGGGCCTCGAAATCTAGCCGCCGCTCACGCTGGTAGGGCGTCCACATCTCGGGGGTGTCGGTGATATCGACGCCGTCGCGGTGTGGGCGCTCCCACGGTGGGTCGCTGCCTGCTCGTAGATAGGCGAGCTCGTGGTGAGTGTTTACGGTGCCGAGGCGTGCGCCGCGTCTTGGGTCCATTTGTCGGACGGTACGCCGGGGGTCCGACACCTTGCTCGCTATGGTGAGCGGGTGACTGATGAGCAGGTGCAGAAGATTGTCGACGCTCTCGCGGGCAACCCGTTCGAACCGTGGGTGGCGGCCGGCATTGCGCTTGCCTCCGCTCTGCTGGGTTTCCTGCTATCGCAGGCGGCGGAGACCTGGCGTCGCCGGCAGCGGCTGAGCGATGAGGTCACCGCCGCAAAGAAGGTTGCGGCTCGAGACGCCACGGCGTGGGCCATGCAGACGGCGAGCCTGCCAGCAGACATGCTCGGTGACCGGGTCGACAAGCTCCCCGACGATCTGGCCAGACACATCGCTGCCCTTCAGTCGGCTGACGAGGGCTTCGAGGTAGGGCAATGGTGGGTCCGGCAGATGCGACGTGTGGCTACACCGCCGCCGAAAGGACGTAAGGACTTCACTCCCGACGAGTCCAGCTACCGATGGGCGGTAGCTGCGAGCGTCAGTAAGAGGCTGAGGAAATGGGCGACCGGCGAAATCTCCGCGTCTGCATTCGGGGTGTCGGGAGACGCCGAATGGGATCGCGAAATGAAGTTGCCCCCGGCAGGGTGGCCTGAGGTCAAATAGCTCGGGAGGTGCGCTGTGCCTCATTACGCGGAGAAGCTCAGCGCTTCAGAGTACGCGCGCCTGCTGGCGCTCGTGGTGCCCGAGGTGGATACGCCGCAGTGCTGGCTGTGCCGTGGGGCACGGGGGCCTATCCGGTACGGGCTGCGTCCCTGGCATTCGCTCGGTCCTTCGCTCGATCACGTGAAGGCGGCGAAGGATGGCGGCACGTGGGATCTGTGGAACCTGCGGCCTGCTCACTATGGGTGCAATGCGGGGAGGCGTGACCGTGCCCCGCGTACTGCTCGTGGCATCCGCTCGTCGCGCTGGGCGAACGCTGGTCGTCGTGGCCGCACCGCTGATGAGAGCAACAACTGATCGACGCCTGACGAGTGTCGGCGGCCCGTCGGCCATGCGCCCGTGGCCCGTCGGCACCCGCCGGGTTTCGATCGATTTTTTTCACCCCCCGGCACCGTTCCCGACCCTCGCCCCGCTCCCAAATCCCTCTCCCCGGTTCATTCGGCGTGAGGGTGTAGGGCGTGTAGGGCGCGGAGGGGGCCGTGCGCGGCCGAACGGGCCTCGGGTCGCACTGCAATGCGTGCCCTCGGCTCGACGCGTCAGAGGGGCGCAGAGCGGAGGTGGGCGCCGTGGTGGCGAAGACCCCCGAGCACGGCACCCGGCCGCGATATCGCGCGGGTTGTCGGTGCGATGCGTGCCGCGCGTGGAAGACGAAAGACCAGGCCGAGTACCGGGAGCGCAAGCGCGCCGCCGCGGGTGGCGAACCGGTCGCCGAGGCGGCGCCCGCACCCGAAGTGAGGGCGCGCCCTACACGCGAAAAGCGCCCTACACGTCCGGTCGTCGTGACAGTCGGGGCGCCTGACTTCGACGACCAAGTGCGATCCGCTCTGTCGGTTCGTCGGCCGGCGCTCGGCGACGAGCTCGCGCAGCTGATCGACGATGCGCTGTGGGATGCGAGCGGCGATTCGGCGACGGCGTCGATCGTCGCGGCGGCTGCGATCCGAGATGCCGGGTGGGTGCACCGCGACAGCCTGTCGCCCGAGGAACTGCTGAACCTGCTCGAAGCTCCCGCGCCGATCGAGCGTGCGGCGCGTGAGGCGATGCCCGACGCGGCGGATGCTGCGACGCGGATGCGCCACGAATTGATCTTCCGCGCTGCCCGCTCTCTCGATGACCCGACGAACGCGCGCTACTTCGCGTCGACCGTTGAGGCGATGCGCAAGGTGCTCGCCGACGTGAAGGAATCCGGGGGTGGTGGCGGTGCTGATGCCTTCGCCGCCCTCGTGGGTGCGATCCGGGGTACCGGCGGGAGTGGAAACCCGGCCCCGGTGGGCGACCCCGCGTAACCCTGCTCGGGCGACGATCGCGCACGAGGTCGTCAACATCATGGCGCTGCTCGGCTGGGCGGCGATGCCGTGGCAGCGGGAGATCCTCGAGACCGCGTTCGAGATCGACCCGGCGACGGGGCTGCTTTGGTACTCGGAGATCGTGATCATCGTTCCCCGTCAGTCGGGGAAGACGTCGATCGTCCTGCCGTGGGGCGTGCACCGCATGATCATGTGGCCCGATCGGCAGTACCTGCTGTACATCGCGCAGACGCGCGAGAAGGCGCTCGAGAAGCTGCAGGAGGAGCAGCATCACCGCATCGCGGCGTCGCCGTTCGGGCAGCTGCTGCAGCGCAACCGCACCGGGAACACGCTCAATCTCACCAACGGTGGCGAGCACATGAAGTTCCTGAACGGGTCGAAGTGGTCGATCGACGCGCCGACGGAGAACGCCGGCCACGGTGGAACGCTCGGACTGACCGTCGGTGATGAGATTTTCGCGCAGAAGGACGACCGTCTCGAGGCGGCGCTGATGCCGGCGACGACTGCGGTCGACGACGCTCAGTCGCTGTGGATCTCGACGGCCGGCGAGTCCAAGACGAAGTCACCGTTCATGTGGAAGAAAGCCGAGGCGGGCCGAGCCCGTGTCGAGCTCCTCCGCGCGGACCCGTCGCTGCTGAACGCGCAGCGAATGCGCACGATGTACGTCGAATACTCGGCGCCCGACGGGGCCGATCCCGACGACCCGCTGACCTGGTGGGGGTGCATGCCGGCGCTCGGTTACACCACGAATCAGACGAAGATCGCGGCGTTCCGAGAGGCCATGCAGGGCGGGTTCCTGCGGCCGTTCCTGAATTGGTGGAGCGACGACGTCGAGAAGACGTGGAAGATCCCGAAGGAACGGTGGGAGCATGAGGCCGTCGTCGACCCCGGGTCGGAGGTGGCGCGCGACGAAGTCGTGTACGTCATCGACGTGGCGCCCGAGTCGGCGTGGGCGTCGATCGCCGTCGCCGGCATCCGCACTGACACGAAGATTCACCTGGAAGTGCTGGCCGACGCGCCCGGTACCGACTGGATTCTCGACGGCGACGACGGGCTCGAGGTGCCCGGCATCGTCGACCTGGTGCGCGAGGCGCCCGGGCCGGTCTACCTCGAGCACCGCGCGGCCGGGTTCCTGCTGCCGAAGCTGCTCGAGGCGGGTATCGACGCCCGCGTGATGACGGCCGCGAACATCGCCGTCGCCGGCCCCGGCCTGCTCGACGCCGTGCTGAACCACGACGTCGTGCACCTCGGGCAAGACGAGCTCACCGAGGCGCTGAAATCCGCGAGCACGAAGGCCACGGACGCCGGCTGGAAGTGGATCAGGGGCAAGTCGATGCGCCCCGTTTCCGCGCTCGTCGCCATCACCTACGCACGGCAGATGCTCGCCGAGCTCCTGCCGGATCTCGCATACGACCCGATCGCAGCGTTCCGCGCCGCGAACGGCACGACAAAGGAGGCCGGATGACCGACCGAATGAAGCCGCGCGCGGCGCTCGCTGCCGCATGGGCGGTGCTGCGATCGTTCCTCGCGACGTTCCGTGACGATCTGCTCGAGGCGCTCGGCGTGCTGCTGATCGTCGTCGGGGTGGCGATGTGGTCGCTGCCCGTCGCGCTGATCATCGCGGGTATCGCGGTGCTGCTGATCGTGCACCCGCTGCCGATCCGGCGGCGATCGTGAGCCTGTTCACCCGAGAGGCTGAGACGCGAGACATCTCCGCGTCTGACGTGTTCGGGCCGGCCTGGCAGTCGCTCGGCCGCGGTGGTGCGATGCGGCAGGCCGCGACCTACGCGGCCATTCGTTACATCACCGATCAGTGGGCGCAGGCGACGGTGACCGTCACAGAGGTGCGGGGCGGTCAGCGAGAGATCGTCGAGACGCCGCTGATCCTGTCGAAGCCGTCGCCGACAATCTCCGTCTGGGATTCCCGGGTGCAGATGGTCGCCGAACTGAAGACTCGCGGCAACGCATATGGGCTCGTCGACAGTGATCGCCGGTTCTGTCAGTGGGTCGCCGACGAGCACGTGACCATCGACGAATCGAATCCCTTCGATCCGAAATACCGGGTGGCCGGCGTGCCGGTGAAGCTCGTGTCGCAGGGTGGCAACCTACTGCACCTGCGCGAGCAGCTGCGCGCCGGAACCGTCCGCGGCCTGTCGCCAATCTCAGCGTTCGCGGCATCGTTCGAGTGGGCGGATCTGGCTCGGCAGTACGGGCGCCGCTGGTTCAAGCAGTCGTCGATGCCGCCCGCGATCCTGCAGGCCAAGGGGACGCGGATCGACGGCAAAGTGCTGACCGAGGCGCGTGACGATTTCGTGGCCGCCGCCGCCGAGGGGAAGCCGGTCGCGCTGCCGGGGGAGTGGGACTACCGCAAGATCTCGGTGAGCCCCGAAGAGGCGCAGTTTCTGCAGACCATCGAGGCATCCGCTACCGAGATCGCGATTATCTTCGGCGTCCCGCCGGAAGAGGTCGGCGGCAAAGCCGGCTCGTCGCGCACGTACTCGAATCGCGAGATGGACGCGACCCTGTTCCGCATCAAGACGCTGGGCGGGGTGTCCGGGCGCGCGGAGGCCGCGTTCAGTGACGTGCTCCCGTTCGGTCAGGAACTGACCTACGACCTGTCACGGCTCGAACGGCCCGGCCTGCTCGAGTTCATGCGATCGATCACGGAGCAGCTGAAAAACGGCACGCTCACGCTCGCCGAGGCGCGTCGAGATCTCGGCCGCCGCGGCATCAATGACACCGAGATCGAGCAGTGGCAGACCTGGTACGCCACCACGAAATCCGAATCCGAATCTGACTCGACGTCCCGTGTCGAGATGCCCGAAGGGGGGACGCAATGACCGAGCTCGAGCGCCGCGTCGTCGACAAGCCGACCGAGTTCCGAGCCGCGGCCGAGGGGTCGGGAGGTGTGGGCGTGCTGACCGGTTACGCGGTCGTGTTCGACTCGCCCTCTCGCGATCTCGGCGGCTGGTTCGAGGAGATCGCACCGGAAGCGTTCGGCGCACCGGATGCCGAGGGCCGCGTCGACATGGCCCTGCACACGCGAGTAATCGCGCGCGCGGAGCACGACAGTCGACTGCTGCTCGGCACGACCGACGCCGGCACGCTGCGGCTGTACATCGACGACGTCGGCGTGCGGTACGAGGTGGATCTGCCCGACACGGGCGCCGGCCGCGACGTCGCCGCACTCGCGAAGCGCGGCGACTACCGACATTCGTCGTTCGCGTTCCACCCGCTCGACGTCGAGTGGCGCGAGAACGCCGCCGGCAGCCTCGTGCGCCGGGTGACTCGCTCCACGCTGAGCGACATCGCACCCGTCGCCGACCCCGCCTACTGGGCGGCCACCACGCAGATGCGCAGCGCCGTCGACATCGACGCCGTGCGCGCATCCCTGCACCCTTCCCCCGCCGCCCCCGGCGAGTGGGAGGCCGAGGCGACCAAGCGCGCCGCGGCCATGACCCGCGAGACGCACCCCGCGCTCGCCAACCGACCCCGCAAGCGCGGGATCTGAGAAAGGACACACCCGAATGACCAGCATTCAGGAACGAATCAAGTCCCTCGCCGAAGAGCAGAAGCGGGCGTGGGAGAACGAGGGCAAGCCCCTCGCCGACATCGCGGCCGAGCGCGCTCTCACCGCCGACGAGCGGACGAAGTTCGAGGCGCTCGAGCGCGCCTACAACGACTACGACGACCGCATGACCCTGCTCGTGCAGCAGCGCACGATCGAGGAGCGCGCCGCGAACTTCGCCGGCAACCTCCTCGGCAACCGTTCCGCCTTCGGATCGGCGGCCGACGTCGCGCAGTTCGCGAGCGAGATCCGCGGCGTGCTCAACGGGGACACGAAGTTCCTCGAGTACATCCCCGACGCGAACGAAGTTCGCGCCATCATGCACGCCGAGGCGCGCGCGCTGTCCGTGGGTACCGCCCTGGCCGGCGGCAACACGGTGGGACAGACCTACCTCGCGCAGCTGATCCAGCCGCTGCGTCAGTTCTCGGGCATCTTCGCCGCGGGCGCATACGTGTTCGTCACCGAGAAGGGCGACACCGTCACCCTGCCCCGACTGACGTCCTTCGGTGCGGCGGCCCCCGCCCCCGAGGCGACCCAGATCGGCGGCACCGATCCGACCTTCGGTCAGATCTCGTTCGGGGCCAAGGGATACGGCGAGTTCGTCGGCATCTCGACCGAGCTCGTGCAGGACTCGCTGATCGACATCGAGTCGCTGACGAACAAGCTCATCGGCGAGAACATCTCGGTCCTGCTGGGCCAGGATCTCGCGACCGGCTCGGGCGTCAACGCGCCGCAGGGCATCGCGAGCGCGACAACCGTCGGCGTGACCGGCGCGACCGGTGTCGGCGGCGCCCCGACGTGGGACAACCTGATCGACCTGCAGGAATCGGTGCTGGCCCCCTACCAGGCGAACGCCGCATGGGTCGCGTCCAACTCGGCCGTGGCATCCATCCGCAAGCAGAAGGACGGATCGGGCCGCTACCTCTGGGAGCCCAACGGCCTGAACGGCGCCCCGTCGACCCTGCTCGGCGCGCCCGTCTTCCGTGACCCGTTCATCGCGGGCGTCGGCGTCGGTGCGAAGTCGCTGTTCTACGGTGACTTCTCCCGTTACTGGGTGCGCACCGTCGGAAACCTGCGCATCGAGCGCTCGGACCACGCCCTATTCGGCACCGATCAGGTCGCGTTCCGCGGCAAGCTGCGCGCCGACGGTCGTCTCATGGACGCCTCGGCCATCAAGCACTTCGCGGGTGGTGCGTCCTGATGGGCCGCCCCGCGAAGGCTGACACGCAGTCGGTCCCCGCCGAGACGGGCGAGGTGCGCGAAGACGCGGCGGTCGAGACGTCGGCAGACCAGCCGGCCCCGCTCGTCGCGGTCGCCGCGGGTGACACCGCGACGGCCCCGGCCGGGCAGACCGTGCCCGAGGCGACGGTCGACGTCAAGGCGCAGGCCGACGTTGACCCGTCTCAGGGGCAGGGGTCGGCGGTCGCCGACGTCGCTGCCGCGGCATCCGTCCTCGCCGACTCGGCATCGAAGGCGGCCACGCCGACGAGCGAGCCGTACACGGACGAGGAGATCCCGACCGAGGGCGACGTCGAGCTCGTGATGCTCATCACGATCTCGGGTCTCCGCAACGGCGAGCCCTGGCCGCGAGCCGGGCGCACGGTGACCCTTCCGGCCGCCGAGGCCGAGTCGCTCGTCGCCAACGGGTACGCCGCGCCCGCCGAGTAATCGCTGAGTGAGGGGCCGCGCCGAGTGTGCGGCCCCTCACTCGTGAGAGGAGACCACACCGTGGCAGCAAAATGGCCCATCGCGGCCGACGTGCTCGGGAAGGCGATCGGGCTCTCAGACGAGCAGATCGCGGCCGAGCAGGAGGAGCTCGCTTTCTTCGCGGCGACCGTCTGCAGCCTGATCGACCGGGACACCGGGCGAAAGGTCGAGCCGCACCGCCATGAGATCCCCGGTGCCGGTCTGCCGCCCGAGTTCGAGATGAGCGCCCGCGAGTGGGGCAAGCTCATGTGGAATCAGACCAAGGGTGGCACGAACGCCCGCGGTCAGTCTGCCGAGCCGACCGCACCCGCGGGAGTCGGGATGCCCGCGAAAGTCGCCGTCTGGCTCGCCCCCTTCCCGCCCCGCATCTTCTACGGGAGCGGCACGTGAGCGGGATCAGCCAAGCAACCGGCATCCTCGCCGCGCGCGACGGCGTATGGGAGGCCGTCGAGACAGCGACCGCGCACCGCGGCGTGGAGATCGACCGCTACTACGCGCCGCCCGCCGAGATCCTCGCCACCCGCTGGGTCGCGATGGAAGACGTCTCAGTCGACCCCGATCTCGTCAACATCGGCCCGCGTCGACAGTTCGACGAATCGATACGCATCGGCATCTCTGTCGGGGCGTGGGTCGCGGCATCCGGCAACCGTGAGGCCGACGGACGCGCAGCGTTCGAGGCCGCGTACAGCATCCTCGCCGAGATCCAAACCCACATCACACAGACCGACATCACGCTCGGGGGCAAGGTGCAGTGGTGCCTGCCTGGCTCAATGTCGACGGCCGGTGTGCAAGACCCCGAAGGCGGCGGATACGTCGTCGAGATTCAAACCGAGTTCGTGTGCGCGCACCGCGTGCGCCCCACCTGATCGACCAAACAACGGAAGGGGGAGCTATGGCCGGAAAGGCTGTGCCCCGATTCAAGAACGTGTCCCCGCTCGGTGCGCTCGACGTGCCCGCGCTGGGGCGCGTGATCACCGAGGGTGAGGAATTCGACGTGCGCGAGGATCTCGTGCCGCTCTTCGCCGGTCAGGTGGAGAACTACGAACCGGTCAACGCTTCGGCGAAGGCCGCTACGGCGGAGGCTCTCGCCCCCGCCGAAGAGCCCGAGCCCGAGGAGGTGACCGACGGTGACGACGCAGCTTGATTTCACGGTCGGTATCGGCCGCGAGACGACCTACGGGACGGCCGTCGCGCCGACCCGCTTCGCCGAGTCCGACGCGAAGATGAAGTACGACGTGAAGACGATCCAGTCGAAGGGGCTGCGCCCCGGGAAGAACGTCAACCGTCTGAACCGGAACGCGATCGGCCGGTTCGAGGGCTCGGGAGATGTGGCCTTCGATGTGCCGACTCGCGGGTTCGGTATCTGGCTGAACGCCGTGCTCGGCGCGGTCGTGAGCACGGTCGTCCCGTCGACCACGCCGGCCGTGTATCAGCAGGTGCACACGATCAGCACGACCGATCCGGTGCAGACGTTCACGCTGCAGGAGGTGCTGCCGACCCTCGGCGGTGTCAACTCGTACCCGCACACCTTCACCGGCTGCGCGTTCGACTCGATCGAGCTCAGCGCGAAGGAAGGCGGGTTCGTCGAGGCCAAGCTGTCGGTGACGGCGCGCGAACTACTGACCGCGTTCGGCGCTGCAGCGGCGAGCTACCCCGCCGACGATTCGCTGTTCACGTTCGTGCACGGCGGGATCGTCGTCGGCGGCACGCTGACGGCCCCCACGGCCACGGCGCCCGCGTCGATGACCGGTACACCCGCGGCGAACATCGCCGATTTCAGCTTCGCTGTGAAGCGCTCGCTGGACTCGGACGGATGGAACCTCGGCGGCAAGGGTCTGCGCTCGCGCGCCCCGCTGCTCGGTCTCCCCGAGCTCTCGGGCAAGATGACCGCGGAGTACACCGACAACACGCTGCGCGACGCGTACCTCGCTCAGACGCCGCTGTCGCTGCTGCTCACCTTCGAGCACAACGTCGCCATCTCGGGGGCCAACAAGGCCATGCTGCAGATCGCCCTGCCGGCCATCCGGCTGAAGGGCGAGGTGCCGGCATCCGACGGCGGCAGTGCGATCAAGCTCTCGATTGACTTCGAGGCCTTCGATGACGGTGTCTCGCCGCAGCCGGTGTACATCGTGTACCGGACGCTCGACGCGACGGTGTGACCGAGCAGGCGACGGGCGCCGTCCCTGACCCGGAGTCGCTGCGTCGCCTCATCTCGAAGCTGCGGGAGTTCCCGCCGGCCGTGCGTACGCCGGTCCGGCGGGAACTTCGCGGCCTCGGCGCGCCCGTCATAAGCGCGCAGAAATCGATCCTGGACGGCCCGCTACCGCGCGGCATGGTGAAGACCGGATTCCGGCACAAGCTCGTGCACTCGAAGCGCAAGGGCAAGTTCTACGCCGTGAAGGTCAACATCTACTCGGATCGCGACGTCACGCGGCGCGGCAAATCGAAGGGTATGCGCGCCGCCATCAAGGCCGGCCTGAAGTTCCGCATCGTCGCCGGCAAGACCCGGCAGGGGATCGAGTTCAAGACCACCGGCCCGAAGGGGCCGGACGGATTCAACAAGGCGAAGTTCTGGCAGAAGCGCCGGTTCCGCCATCCCGCGTTCGGCAACCGCGAGCGGTACGTCGACCAGGCCGGACAACCGTTCTTCCGCGCGCCCGTCATCGAGGGGCGCGAACACCTGCTGCGCGCAACCGAAGAGATCATCACGCGCGCAGCCCAAGACACCTAGGAGAAAAGCGCATGGCAAAAATCAAGCTCGCCGACGGTTCGACGATCCCGATCGTGAAGCCCAATCTCTGGGACGGCGCGGCCGTCGAGAAAGAAACCGGCTGGAACCGCAAGGAGTACGCCGAGCGGATGAAGTCAGGGAGCATGCAGACCGCGTTCGCGATCTTCGCGAGCCTGCGTCGCGCCGGTCACGATGTGACCTTCGACTCGTGCGCCAATCTCGACGGCATCGACAACCTGCTCGCCGAGCCCGGCGATCACCGCGAGGCCGGGGCGGAGGGTGAGGAGACCCCGGACCCTCAGTAGTCCGCAACGGGCGCGGGCGGCGTCGACAGCCCGAGAAGGCGTCGCCCGAGCTCGAGGCGCTGAACGAGCGCGAACCGTGGCTCGAAGAGCAGGTGATGCGCCGAGCGCTGCTCATCTGCCGGCATGACTACTGGCCGGCGCTCACCCCCGACCGCCTGTGGGAATTGCCCTACGACCTGTGGGCGCAGCTGGCGCTGTCGTGCGACGCGATCGCCAAGCAAAAAGAGGAAGACGCCGCCGAGTTGGAGCGTCTGAGAAAACGGAGGTGACCGAGTGGCAGGTAAGTCCGCAACAGATCTGATCATCCGCCTGCTGGTCGAAGACGAGTCGCTCGACAAGGTCGACCGGTCGAAGGCGAAGTTCGACGCGTGGAACGATGCGCTCGAGCAGGGGTCGAAGGTCGCCGCGGGCACGCTGCTCGCAGTGGGTGGGCTCGCCGTCGGGACGACGATCGCGTTCGCTGACGCGGAGGCCGGGGTCGACAGTATGGCCGGGGCGCTGAAGCTCACCGAGCCCGAGGCCTCCCGAGCGGGAGAGGCCGCCGCGAACGCGTACGGTCGCGCCTTCGGCGGGTCGCTCGATGAGGTGCAGTCGGCGACGGCCGGTGTCATCGGCTCGATCAAGGGCATGCGTGACGCGAGTGTCGCGGAACTGCAGGGGATCACCGAAGGCGTTTTGACGCTGTCCGGCGGGTTCGAGCTCGAGGCCGACCGCGTCTCTCAGATCGTCGGTCAGATGCTGTCCACGGGCATGGCGAGCTCGGCGCAGGAAGGTATTGACCTTCTCACCGTCGCGCTGCAGCGGGTGCCGCCCGCGGTTCGCGACGATCTGCTCGACGCAATCGACGAGTACGGCCCGTTTTTCCAGCAGCTGGGGATCTCGGGCGAGACAGCCTTCACGATGCTCGCTGATGCAAGCGCGAAGGGCATGTACGGGATCGACAAGACCGGCGATGCGCTGAAGGAATTCACGATCCGGTCGACGGACATGTCCACGTCCAGTGGGGCGGCGTACGAGGCGCTCGGCCTGTCGCAGACCGAGATGACGAACAAGATCCTCGCGGGCGGCGACAGCGCGGAGCAGGCATTCGCGCAGATCATCATGGGCCTCAACGGGATGACCGATCCGGCCGCGCAGTCGCAGGCCGCGCTGGCCCTGTTCGGGACACCGCTCGAGGATCTAGGGACGGGAGAGATCCCGAAGTTCCTCGATCAGCTGGCGAACCTGGATGGCGGGTTCGGAGATGTCGCGGGTGCTGCCGCAGCGATGGCCGACACCGTCTCTGGCAACACGAAGGGATCGTGGGAGTCGATTCGCCGCGACCTGCAGATGACCGCGGCAGAGATTGGAGAGTCCTTCGCGCCCGCGGTGAGCGACGGTCTCGAGGTGCTGCGGGGATTCGCTGACTGGGCGGGCGAGAATCAGGGCGTCGTGACGGCGATCGCATCCGTGGTCGGCGTGCTCGCGGGTGCCGTCGTGCTCGCGAGTGGCGCGATGAAGGTATTCGCCGCCGCACAGGCGATTCAGACGGCTGCGCAGTGGGCGAGTAACGCGGCGTGGCTCGCGTCCCCAATCACGTGGATCATCCTCGGGATCATCGCGGCCGTCGTGCTGCTGGTCGCCGGGATCATCTGGCTCGCGTCGAACTGGGACAGCGTCATTTCGTGGCTCGGGTCGGCCTGGTCGTGGCTCTGGGACAATGTTCTGTCGCCCGTTTTTTCGGCTATCGGGGCCGCGTTCGAGTGGCTCGGAGCGAACGTCTTCGCCCCTATCGGCAGCTTCATCGCCACCGTCGTGCAGGGGATCGGCGACGTTTTCAACTGGCTGTATCAGAACATCATCCTGCCGGTCGTGACCGGGATCATGCTTTACATCGGCCTATGGGCCGCGGTGATCGTGTGGCTGTGGGAGAACGTCGCGATGCCGGTGTTCGATCTCATCGGACAGGGGCTGCAGTGGCTCTATCAGAACGTTTTCGTTCCGGTCGGGCAGGGCATCGACGCTGTCATTCGCGGGATCGGCGACGTGCTGAATTGGATCGGGCAGAACGTGTTCGCCCCGTTCGGTCAGTTCGTCGCTGACGTGATCCGCAACGTCGGGAACGTTTTCTCATGGCTGCACGCGAACGTCGTCTCGCCCGTGGGTGCTGCGATAGGCGCGGCGGTGAATGCTGTTGGGTCCGTGTTCTCCTGGCTGTGGAACAACGCCATCATGCCGGCCGTGAACGGGATCGGGCAGGCCGTGCAGTGGGTGTACAACTCGGTCATCTCACCCGTCTTCAACGCGATATCGGGGGCGGTCGACATGGTCGGGAACGCGTTCCGAACCGTGTTCGGGGCAATCGGGGGGTTCATCTCGAACGCCTTCAGTGGAGCGGTGAATGCCGTCCGCGGTCCGATAAACGCGATCATCGGCCTCGTGAATGGGGCCATCCGGGCTATCAACGGGATCTCGGTAACGATCCCGGCGTGGGTGCCGATCGTCGGTGGTCAGACCTTCGGGGTGTCGCTGCCGCAGGTGCCCTACCTGGCAACGGGTGGCGTGACGATGGGGCCAATGCTCGCCGTCGTCGGCGACAACCCCGGCGGGCGTGAGTACATCGAGCCGGTCGACAAGGTCGCTACACGCATGGAGCGGGTGGCGCTCGAGGCCGCGGCATCCGGCCGCGCCGCAGCGCCTGGCGGGCTGACCCGTCTCGCACGTGAGGATCTCGAACTGGTCGCGCAGCTGATCGGTCAGACGGTGTATCCGCTGATCGTGAAGGGCGCGCAGTCGCAGATCAAGACAGCACTGGGGGTGTGAGCGGATGCCGGTAACTCTCACCGCGGCGCTATTGTCGTCGGCCGATCCGCGCCCCGCTCAGGTCACCCTGAGCGGGGTCGCGGCGGGCGCGATCTTCGAGGTGGTCGGCACGACTGCTGACGGGTCGCGCTGGACGATACCCGGCGGCGCGGGTGTGTCGCTCGGCGGGCAGCTGGTGCTGATCGACAGCCGCACGGCGCTGAATGCGCTGATCACCTATCAGGCGGTGGTCGACGGTGTGACCTACGCCGCGGTGCCCCTGACGGTGTCCTACGCCGGTCCGGGCGTCGGCGTTGTGCAGACGATCGACGGCCTGCGAAAAGCGGGTGTGGAGATCGCGTCGCTGACGGAGGCCCGCAAGTCGAACACGCGCTCGTCGACGTTCGAGATCGCGGGCCGCAGTGACCCGGCGGCGCGTCTCGACGTGCCCGGATCGTTCTCGTACTCGTGGCAGTTCGACACGCAGGGCGCCGACTCGGTCGCAATGGAAGAGATCCTGCGCACCGGCCGGCCGATCGTGCGCCGGCTGCCGCCTGGCATGCGAGACCTGAAGCCCGTAGTTCTCGGGATCGTCACCGACTGGGGCGATGAGCTCATATCCGACGGGTTCGACACATGGCGGCGGTTCTCGCTCACCGTGCGGGAGATCGGCGACCCGCAGCCGTCGTCCGCTCTGATCGCGTTCACGTGGCGTGACTTCGATGACGCGATGGCTGACCGAGTGTGGTCGTACCATTCGCTGTTCCCCTCCCTCGCGAACTGGGCGGCGGCGAACGGCGCGCTCTCGCTCGTCACCGCGGGCGGATACCTCACGCCCAACTTCGCGCGCGCCACGGCATCCGCCGCGGGGGCGGCGGTCGACGTCGTCGAGTCGGTCTACACGGCCGCCGCGAAGACGCTCGGCGACGCCGTCACCCCGGGATCTACCTACACGGTGACGGTGCGTGTGAAGGGCACGGCGGGGCGCTCAGCGTCCGCGCTGCTGAAGTGGTCGTCGGGTGCGGTCGTGACCGGTGCGCCGGTCACCCTGACCGGGCAGTGGCAGCAGGTATCTGTGACAGGCGTCGCGCCTGCAGGCGTGAACGGCCTCGCCTCGGGTGCCCGCATGGCCGCGTCCGGCGTCGCAGCAAACGATCAGCTCGACGTGTCCGCGCCGACCATCTCGGCCGGTTCGGTCGTCCCGGTCGGGTCGTTCGATGAGCTCTTCACCACGTGGGATCAGTTCGACGCGGCCGATTGGTCACTGCTCTGAGAGGGGGTCGGGATGCGTAACGGACCGCCCGACGAGGTGCTCGCAGGAGCCCCTCTGTATAGTGCTCGGATCACGTCGTGGCTCGGCGGGCGGATGCTCGCCGCGACGGTGCCGATCCTCGCCGGACGCGTCACCGGCAAGGCAACGCAAGAGGTGATCGAAGAGCTCTCCCTGACGGTGCCCCGGTTCGCAGCCGGGGCACCCGGGGGAGACGTGAAGGACTGGCGCCCCGGGAAGGACGCGCAGCACCCCCTCGCCCGGTACGGGCAGACACTGAACGTGACGACCATCATCGAGTCGGTCGTAACGGGCGAGGTGTGGGAAACCCGGATCGGGCCGTATCAGATCAAAGACTGGGATGACGACGACGCCGGCACCGTCACGGTGAAAGCGGAATCGCTGCTGGCGCGGCCCCGCGACGACAAGCTGCTGTCGCTCACCTCGCCGACCGGCACCCTGAAGAGCGAGGCGCGCCGCCTCGCCCCGGCCGGCATGGGGGTGTCCTTCGATCCGAAGCTCATCGACCGGCCGTGCTCGCCCGCAATGTCATGGTCTCGCAGCCGGATCGAGAACCTGCAGGAGATCGCCGACGCATGGCCGGCGCTGCTGCGGGTGGACGCGTGGGGGCAGATCGCGTTCCGCGCGCCGCTCCCGGACGTACCGAAACCGGTCGTCACCCTGCGCGACGGTAAGGGCGGAACGCTGATCGCCGCCCCGCGCTCGGACTCGCGTGGCGGCGTCCCGAACGTCGTCGTCGCGACGACGGGAAGCTCGACGACCGCCGACGTGCAGGGGGTCGCGGCGATTACCTCGGGGCCGATGAGCATCAACGGTGACTATGGCGTGGTCGTCAAGGAATGGTCGTCGAGCCTGCTCGAGAACGCGTCGCAGGCACAAGCTGCAGCGCGTACCATGCTCGACAACGCAGCGCGCCCCGCGCAGGCGGTGCCGGTGCGCATCGCACCCGACCCGCGTCTCGAGATCGATGATCCGGTGGCCGTGATCCGCGAGGGCGATACGCCTCTATGGGGCTGGGTCACCGCATGGGATCTCCCACTGACGGCTGACGGGGGAGACATGCGCATCGACGTGGGGGTGTCCGGGTGATCGACGTCAGTCCGCTGAACCTGCTCGGCTCGCTCGAGCGGATGGTGCCGCAGGGGCCAGGCCGCGACGACGATGCAGCGCTCGTCTCCACGGGCTCGGTACTCGATCGGGACGTGGACGGGCGACGTGTGCGCGTCGCGCTGCGCGGCGGCGACGTGTGGCTGCCGGCCGTCGCCGGCCGTTACGTGCGAGCGGCGCCCGTGCGCGTCCTGTTCGACGCGACGTCGGCGCGGCCGGTGCTGGTGCTCGGCTCGATCGAGCCCGGTGCGCCCGCAGCCCTCGGCACGGTCGCGGCCGTCAACGGCACCCGCGTAACGGTCACGGTCGACGGGAAGACCTCGACCATCCCCTCGGTCGCGGGCACCTACACGGTGGGTCAGACGGCATGGATCTTGCTCGACGACTGGGGCGTGCCGGTGATCGCGCTCGGACCGGCCACCGTGCCGGCACCGCCGCCCGTCGAGGCGCCCCCGAGCGCGGGGGGCTCGACCGTGACGGCGACGGCATCCATTGGCCCGCAGTCGTCGGGCACTTACCGAGTGTCGGCCGGCCGCTGGGATCAGTGGAACACCGACCGGTACGGCGGCGCGAGCGATATCTACCAGGGGTCGGCCTACGGCTCGGGGCAGCTGCGCGGGTTCGCAGGCTACGGCGATCAGATCGCCAACCTCGGGGCGGTGTCGATCGACGAGGCGATACTGACCGCGCGGAAGACCGCCGACGGAAACAGTGCGGTGCTCACCGTGCAGGGCACCGCCGCCGGCAGTCGCCCCGGGGGAGAGCCTGGCGCGGGTCCGTTCGAGTCGGTGTCGTCAGGCTCGATCGGATCGGGAGGCACCGGGCAGATCGCGCTATCCGCTGGTCTGCGTGAAGCGTTCCGAACGGGCGCCGCGCGCGGTCTCGTCGCCGTCGGCTCGCAGTATGGGGGGTTCGGTGGTACCTCCACCCCCGGATCGTTCGTGCTGAACATTCGTTACACGCGCCCCGCATGACAAAAGCCCCGGCGCCCGCCCCTCTCGAGGGGGCGGGTGCCGGGGCAATTCGTCGTTGTTGGCCGCGAGCGACGCGTCACATGCGCTCGAGGATCTCGGCCTTCTTCGCGTCGAACTCCTCGGGCGTGATCACGCCGGCATCCCGCAGGGCGGCGAGTTTGGTCAGCTGCTCGGCGTGGTCGACGGCTGGTGCAGGGGTCGACCCGCCTGCGAGTGCGGCGAGCACGGCGTCGCGCAAGGCCTCGAAATCCGCCGTCGATTTCTTCGCGAAGATCACGGCGTTCTCGTCCTGGGCGGCGTCCTGTGACCGTCCGAAGCCGATCGACTGTTTCGAGGACTCACCCGAAACGGAGAACTGGATGAAGCCGTTCACGAGAGCGGAAGCCGGCTTGATCTGCACGGCCCCGATCGATCGAACATTGAGAGTCTTCTCGCCGCGGCCGTGGCCGACGCGTCCGAAGAATCCAGCGCGAGTGATTCGCACCACGTTGCCATCGAACGAGATCTGGCCGTTGACGCCGTTCGCGGTGATCGGTTCCATGTGTTCCCCCTAGGTCGATTGTCAGGCTAGCGCCCATGTCGGAGGTGCGGGGGAGACTGTGCGCATGGCAGCTATCGAGATGATGAACCTGCTCGACTTCGAGGAGGAGTGGCCGCGCTGGTCGGGGCGGAAGGATGAGGCGATTCGGTCGCGCTTCGGAGTGACGCCGGCTCGGTACTTTCAGGTGCTGCACCGCGTGATCGACACCCCGGAGGCGGTGGCAGCGCGGCCCATGCTGGTGCGCCGGCTGCGTCGGATGCAGGCGGCGCGGATGGCCGAGCAGCGGCGTCGTACTGCGTGA